GCGCCGCAGCAGGAATCACGAAACGCGAACTGTATGCCACCGTCGCAATGGCAAGCCTTGCGCACGCTGTCATAACAACCCCACCCGTCAGAGGCGGCAGGCTTCGTTCAGACTGGGCGCGGCGCGTGGCTGCACAGGCCGCAGAGCTGGCCTACTACCTCGACGAAGCACTCGGCGAGATCGAACGAAACGGCGAACCCGCAAAAGATTCAAGACGATGAAAATTCTGTATTTGCCACTCAAAAAGGAGTGGTACGAAATGATCGAGCGGGGCGATAAGCGCGAAGAGTACCGCGAAAATACCCGTTACTGGAAAACGCGGCTTATCGACACGGTAATATACGACGAGGGGGACGAGGAGACCGAAAGCCCGGTATTTATATTCTTCAAAGACTACGACGCAGTTTGTTTTTCCTACGGCTACACCCGCCGCCGGATGCTGTGGGAGTGCAAAGGCATTGATTTTGGCCGAGGTCGCCCGGAATGGGGTGCACCCGATCACAAAACATTTATCATCAAACTTGGAAACCGCCTGAACGATGAGAGATTACAGTAAAGATTTCGCCGAATGGCGAAAATGGCGCGACGAAAAAGGGTTGCCGCCTATCTACGACAACCCGGCCGACGCGGGTATCGAAACGGATTTCCGGGTCGGGCAGCAAGTGTCGTTCACGAACGAATACGGCGTGCGGTTCGAACCGCACGTGATAATGGGATTCTGCAAACCGGAGCTTTCGGGCCGGTGCGTCTACCTCGACTACGACTGCTACTGGTTCCCGACGGAACTCAAATCGTTAAAACCCTATCGGAAATGATGTCCCAGCCGACTTACATAGCCTCGTGTTCGTTTGGCAAGGATAGTATCGCAACAATTCTCCTTGCCCTCGAACATGACGAACCACTCGACCGGGTGGTATTCTCGGAAGTGATGTTTGATCACGCACGCAACATCAGCGGAGAGATTCCGGAGCACATCGGGTGGATATACGACACAGCTATCCCGAAGCTGCACGACATGGGCATCCACGTCGACGTGGTACGCGCCGAACGGGACTACTGCTATTTTTTCGCAAATGCCGTCGGGGGGGGGAGAATGCAGGAAAGATTTACGGGTTCCCGCTCGGCGGCAAATGCTTCATAAACCGGGATTGCAAAGTCGCGCCCATACGAAAATACCTCGCCGAAATTGCTGGCGGTCCCCTGCGTGCCAAAACGAATATCGTGCAGTACATCGGTATCGCCGCAGACGAACCGCGTCGACTTGCAAAACTCACAGAGAACAAAATATCGCTCTTGGCGAAATATGGCTACACCGAGCAGATGGCGAAACAACTTTGCGCCGCTCACGGGCTACTGTCGCCGATCTACACGACCGGGACGCGCGGCGGATGCTGGTTCTGCCCGAACTGCAAAATACAGCATTTCGTCAACCTGCGACGCAATCATCCCGAACTATGGGCAGAATTGGTCGAGTTGAGCCATACGCCGAACTTGTGCAGCTACGGATTCAAATACGGCCTTACCGTGCAGGAGGTCGAAAAACGGATGAATGCAGAAGAACAACAGCTAAAACTTTTTTAATCACAACTTTCCATGAAAGACATTCATCACACCTGCCGATGCACCGGGCAACAGTTTACGTTCAAAGAGTGGTGCGCGTGGATTAAAAGCCACGAAAAAGCCCGACAGGATAGCAGTGAATTCGTGGTGTTATCGCATAATGGTTTCGATTTCAACATTCACGACGTATGCCTAACGCCTAACAGACCTGTCCGGTTATTCAACACCCATTGTGTCGTGGAGGTTAAAACGGCGCAGTCGCCAACCGGACGCTGGGATTATGGGCTGGATGTCAACTTGCACAATTCGGGCCATTACGTCGGGGTCGGATTCGTCGATGATGTGCAAAAGGGATACCCAACGGAGGCCGCCGCAATTCTTGCCGCCCTGCTCGATGCCCGCAAATCAGCCGAACGTGAATTGGCAAACTGTTCCGGTCGCTCCCGGTCAAATCTCGACAATGAGGACGACGAAGACGGGTTCATCAAAGACAGCACGTTGGCCCCGTATATTCGGAATATCATCAAGCAAATCGACGATCAGCGCCGTGCAACGGCGTTCAAACAACTAACCCTATTTTGATTATGACACGACACGTTGAATCGCACATGCAACGAATGTGCGTTGGTTGGTTCCGGCTCCAATACCCCGCCGTCGGCAAACTCCTGTTCGCCGTTCCGAACGGCGGCGCACGGAGCCGCACGGAAGCCGCGATAATGAAAGCAGAGGGCGTAACCGCAGGCGTTACCGACCTTATCCTGCTGCTCGGACGCGGAGGCTTCAACGCCCTATGTATCGAAATGAAGACTACCGACCGACGTTCCGCCCTATCGGACGCACAAATCGAATGGCGCTCGCTCACAATCACGAACGGAAACAGACACGTCGTCTGCCGGACGTTAGAGGAATTTCAGTCGGAAATACGCTGGTACATGGCGCGTCCGGCAAATAACGAACCACGGGACGAAATCACCTGTGCACGCCCGATAGTTCCGCCATCCATCGAAGAGATCGAGCGAGCATTTGGGAAAATCAGACGACACAAAATCAATCATCAATCTATTAAAACAGCAAAGCAATGAGAGAAATTAAATTCCGAGGCAAACGCCTCGACAATGGGGAGTGGGTAGTCGGCAGCTATATAGAAGCCGAAAACAGAGATCGAAGCATAGCGCATCAAATTATACCCTACAAAGCTGGTTTAGTTGTCCGAGAAGTAGATCCAGCCACCGTCGGTCAGTACACGGGGCTGAAAGACAAGAACGGCAAGGAGATTTACGAGGGCGACATTATAAATTGGCTCATGCACCGGATGGATCGCACAGGATATATCGAGGAAGGGCGCGTTGAGTTCCGAACGAATGAGCAGGCAACTGTTGTAATCAATAAGTTTGCAACCAAAGACGGACGCGAGAGTGTGCGCAATATCCTGAATTGCCTTAATGATCTGAAAGTCATTGGCAATATCCACGATAACCCCGAATTGATGAAAGGAGGTGACCAATGACAACACACAACCCGAAATTCAGAGGAACGCCCGGCCCGTGGCGGGTCGACGGGCACGAACACAAAAACGGCGTCGTAGAATATACCATCGTTTCGATTTCCGGCGACGCTGTCGGCTGCGCTCCCGTCGCAGAGGTACTGCGCAATAACCCGCGCCCGATACCGGAACATCGCGTCGAGGCAAACGCCCGGTTGCTCGCCGCTGCACCCGACTTATTGGCCGCACTCGAATCCCTCGTCGAAACATTCGACCCGGATAGGCAGGTTATCTATTCATTCGCTCGCGGGAAGATCGAAGCGGCAAAACACGCCATCGAATACATCTATCAATCAAATCGTCAATAACAATGAAAACAGTCGAAGACCTTAACAGACTTATCCGCGACGAAATCGCGGCCATCGAAGCACTCCGAAGCGAAGACGAAAAAATATGGTCGGTTCGGGGGGGGGTAACAGAGGCCGATGCAAAACGCAGCAAGAAGATCCGCCGCATGATCGGCGACCATAACAACGAGATCGCCCACCTGCGCCGCCTTATCCGCTTTGTCGAGGCAACCCCGGAAGAGGGTATACGAATGATGCTCGACCAGCTGCGCGGACAGGTAGATCGAATCACCGCATCTGCCGACCGCTACAAATTGAAAGAGCAGAAAAAAGAGTATCTGACACGTGCAGGCGCGCAGCTCAAACACGCACAAATCGCCGAACTTGAATTCTTATTACAATGAATAACAAAGCTATTGCCCCGGAAACTACCGTACAGGAACGGTGTGCCATCTGCGGCCGCCCGAGGATTTACAAATACGACGGTTATTGTCGTCCCATCTGCGAACGATGCGCCAACGGAGGTGGCAGGACATACGTTCGAAGCGGAGAGAAGATTGGCCGCAACGAACCGTGCCCATGCGGTAGTGGTTTGAAATACAAGAAATGTTGCGGCAAATGAATGCCGCCCTTAATAACTCAAAACCAAAATAAAGATGGACAAAAAACAAACGACCGCGACTTGCCCCAAATGTGGGGAAGAAATTGTGCAGTGCGAAAACTGCGAGAATATGGGCTGCCCCGATTGCGACGGGTTTGTAGTTACCCGCGGCGACGTGATTCTGTGCCCGGAATGTGCCGCCGCTTGCAAGGAGGACTGCGACAAGATGCGCGCTGTCGGTTGCGGTAGTTGCGCCCTTTTCGCTGACGAAGACGACGAGGGGCAGGGTTGGTGCGAACTGCATCAGGAATCCGCGTGCTTCATTGATAAATGCAGCGACCGAATTTCGAAAGTCTGATCGCTGATAAAATCTTACCCGAAAGCGTGTATTATTTACACGCTTTTTACATATCTTTGTGCTGGTAACCAATACAGAGTAAACGCAACCGGGCCTATGAAAATTCCGCAAACTATCGAAATGCAGGTTGGCGCGCTCAATGCCAGCGAGCACAACCCGCGACAAATCACCGAAGACGATTTCGCCGAACTGGTCAAATCCCTGCTACTGCTGCCGAAAGGCTTGTATTACCGCCCCGTCGTCGTGGACGACCGGAATATCGCCCTTGCCGGAAATATGCGCCTGCGGGCGCTGAAATACATTCACGAACTCGGATTCGACGACCTCGCAGAAATCTTGCGGGCGTCGTATCGGTTCCGGCATTTCGACGAGGCGAAACAATCCGCGCTGCTGAACTACTGGCGCGAATGGCAGATGCACCCGACCGTGCCGACGCTTTACGCCTCGGAACTCGACGAAGACGAGCAACAGCAGTTCATCATCAAAGACAACCTATCGTTCGGCACGTTCGATATTGACATGTTGGCGAACGAGTACGACATCGCGGCGATCATCGACGATGGTTTCGACATCGACCTGCTCCCAAAATCGGCCATCGAGGCGTTGGCCGCGGCAAATGGTATCGACCCTAACGATATAACAGGGCGACGCTGTGGCGGCGACGGGGAAGCCGACGAGCACTACACGCACAAAATCACGTCGCCCGTCTACGAGCCGAAGAACGAAAAACCGGACTTATCGACGCTGACCGACAGCGGCCGAACCGACGAACTGCTGGCAAAGATCGAGGCGTCGAACGTATCGCCCGACGAAAAAGAGTTCCTGCGGCAGGCTGCCGCACGGCATACGGTGTTCGACTACGCCAAGATTGCCGACTACTACGCACACGCCTCGAAAGAAATGCAGGAGCTTATGGAAGATTCGGCGCTGGTCATTATCGACTTCGGCAAAGCCATCGAAAAGGGCTACATCCGTTTGTCGGACGAAATACGAAACGAATACACACGGGAGTATGGCAATGAGGCATAACGGGTTCGTCGCGTTCATTCTGACGCACGGCCGCCCCGACCGGGTGCTGACCTATGAGAAGCTGCGCAAACACGGATATACGGGGAAAATATACATCGTCTGCGACGACGAGGATAAGACGCTGCCGGAGTATCGCAAACGCTTCGGCGACGTGCTCGTCTTTTCCAAATCGGAGATCGCAAAGACATTCGACGAGGGCGACAATTTCGGCGACCGCCGGGCAATCATCTACGCCCGCAACGCCTGTTTCGAGCTGGCCCGACAGATCGGGGCGACGCATTTCATCGAGCTGGACGACGACTACACATATTTCAAATTCCGGTTCGACGACCAGCTACGCTGGCACGGCGCAGACGTCCAAGACCTCGACGCGGTATTCGACATGCTGCTCGACTATTTCAATTCCGCCCCGATGCTGACCCTTGCGATCGGACAAGGCGGCGATTATATCGGCGGCGAAAAGGCGACGAGATTCAACGACGGAATACAGCCGATGCGCAAAGCCATGAATTCGTTTATCTGCTCCGTCGACCGACCGTTTCAATTCGTCGGCCGTATCAACGAAGACGTCAATACCTACGTCCTGCTGGGGTCGCGGGGGGGGGTATTTCTGTCCATCCTACAAATCGGCCTCGACCAACTCGAAACGCAGAGCAACAGCGGCGGCATGACGGAATTGTACTTGGATGCAGGCACGTATGTAAAGAGCTTCTATACGGTTATGTATTGTCCGTCATGCGTGGTTGTTTCGGCAATGGGAACCGCCCATCGGCGGCTGCATCATCACATCAAATGGCGATACGCCGTGCCGAAGATACTGCGCGAATCGGTTAAAAAGTAACGATCAATGGCATCACACCCAAGCAATAACAAATCGGCGAAAGACCGCCGGAATGCCCGTCTGCCGCTCGTGTCACATCTGCGCCTCGAACGGCGGATGCCGTTTCGTCAGATCGCCGCAGAGGTCGAACGGCAGTTGGGATATTCGGTAACGCCGAAGACGATCAAGACCGATTGGGATTTGCTCGTCAGCGAATGGCGGGCCGAAGCCGCGAGCAACACACAGCAGGCGTGCGACGAGGCGCTGATGGAGTGCGACCGCGCCATCGCGGAACTGTGGCGGCTGTACGAAGCCAGCAAGCAGAAACGAGTTGTCAAGCGGGCAAAGGTTCGCACGGCACTCGTCGATATAAACACGTTCGGAAATCCTGTCGTCAGCAAGCCTCTCGACGCCCCCGTTCCGCTCGAATCGGAAACGTCGAGCGTAACGGAGGAACCCGTCGGCGACGTGCGAATCCTCGCCGAAATCCGCAAATGGGAGGAACGCCGCGACAAACTGCTCGGCCTCGACAAGGTACAGGTCGACATCACATCGGGCGGAAAGGAATTCAAGGGGTTTTCGTCGGTGCTGCCCGTCGTGCCGGACATCGACGAAATCGTCCGCCGTATCGACGAGGAGCGCGAACGGAAACTATCGGAAGAAGACGAATAACACATGCTTACCGACGGACTACAACAGCGCGAGGAACAGCAGCGCGTCAACTACAAACAGTTGCTTGCCTACCGCCACTTGGCCGACCCGCGAATCCGATACGTCGTCTATGGCGGCGCAGCAGGCGGCGGCAAATCGTGGCTGGGGTGCGACTGGCTTATGCGTTGCTGCTGGGCATTCCCGAAAACGCGCTGGTTCGTCGGCCGAAACAACATCAAGGACAGCCGCGAATCCGTGCTGGTCACGTTCGGCAAGGTCGCCGATTCCTACGGATTCACAGACTACCGGATAACGGACGACGGCATCAAGTTTACGAACGGGTCGGAAATCGTACTGCTCGACTTGACGTTCTATCCGCAGAAAGACCCGATGTTCGAGCGGCTGGGGTCGAAAGAGTTTACAGGCGGTTGGATAGAGGAGGCCGGAGAGGTTCATTATATGGCCTACGAGGTGCTGAAATCCCGAATCGGGCGGCATCTCAACGAGGAATACGGACTGGAAGCAAAGATGCTCATAACCTGCAATCCGAAAAAGAATTGGCTGTATAAGCATTTCTACAAACCGCATATCGACGGAACGTTACCGAAAGACTGCGCATTCGTTCAGGCGTTGGTCTACGACAACCCGTTTATCACGCCCGATTACATCCGAACGCTCGAATCAATCGGCGTCAAGTCGATTCGGCTACGTCTACTGCTCGGCAAATGGGAATACGAGAGCAACGCAAACCAACTCGCCGACTACGACGCCATCCTCGACTGCTTCACGAACGAGCGGCAGACGGGCGACGGCGTGCGGCGTATCAGTGCCGACCTTGCCATGAAAGGCCGTGACCGCTTCGTCGCGTTCAACTGGACGGGAATGGCCGCTAAACTCGCTATCGACAAACCGTACAGCACGGGCAAGGAGATCGAAACCGACCTGCGCAACGAATCGAGGCGGCACGGCGTCCGGCGCTCCAACATCATCGCCGATTCTGACGGACTGGGGCAGTACCTCGATTCGTATTTGGAGGGCATCAAGACGTTCCACGGAGGAGCGCCCGCGCCGGATAACACGTATTTCAACCTCAAATCGCAATGCGCGTTCAAACTGGCGGAGGTTATCAATGCGGGGCTGCTCTGCATCGACTGCCCGGAAGAACTGCAATCGACCATTGCCGAAGAGCTGGAAGCCTGCCTTGTCGCCCGCGACGTCGACGCCGACACGAGCAAGAAACGGATCATCGACAAACGAGAGATGAAAGCCGTACTCGGTCGGTCGCCCGACTATTTCGACCCGCTGATGATGCGCATGTACTACGAAATCGTCCCGCAGCCGAAAGGTATGCGCGTCCACGTCGGGCGGCTTTCGTGAAAAGCTATTTTCGGGCTGTTTCTGCTGGTAAAATTTGAAAGACGAATAAACTACCGCCCCGGCGGCAAAAGTGGATTAAACAGGAAAACTGATGAAAATAACAATCAAGAAACGGACGACCCGGCAGGTGCTCGCTATCGAACGAGTGCTGACGCCCGAATCGCGTGCAGCATTGCAAACCCTGCCGAAGCCAAACAAAGTATGCGGCGTGCGCACGCCTCTAAACCTCAACGATCTAACTATCGGCGACCTGTTCAGCTTGCAGGCAGACGGGGTGCACGCTCTTATAGAGCGAATCGCGTCCGTCATTCTGAAAGTACATCCCCGGCGCTGCTACAACGAACGGGCAGACAAAATGCTCGGTTTCGTCTTTTGGGTCGGGCGAGAATTGGAGCGCATCGCAGCGTTGTTCGCAAGCACAAGCAACCAGCCGACGCCCGAAGAGATCAAAGCCGGAATAAACGACCTTGATTTCGGGCCGTTCGGCATCATCGACTGGTACGCCCACCGACAGGGCTACCAAGACCAAGACGACGCCGCAAAGGTGGCATGGGTGCGCGTCTGCGAGTGTATGCGAATCGACAACGAGCGGATCGCCTTTGAACGGCGCCTGCGCGAAATAATGGCCAACAAAAACAAATAGACTTATGAAAAAACCGACAGTCGAAAACAAAGTCAAGGAGATCGCCGAGGCGATGGGCCTTACCTATCTGTGCGAATCGTGGTTCCGCGCCAATCAAGCGTTCGACCGATTCCGGCGTCAAGGAGAGAGCCGCGAGGTTACACACCCCGACGGCCTCACGCTGCCCGCCTGCCTCTACGTGCAACCCGTGGCGGGTTTTCTGAATTTCACGTCGCAGGGCTTCGTGCGCGACGCTCCATCCTGCCTTATCTCCTTTGCCGACGCTATGCCGCTCGACTACAAAGGAGCCGAGGCGCAGGAGATCGCCGAGCGGCTGAAAGGTCTTGCCGTGCGATTCATCGTTGCCGTAAACGAAAGCGGCTTTTTCGTTCCGGTCGCCGGGCAGATCAATTACCGCGTCGCGTTCGACAAGATGGACGCAAACCTATGTATCGTAACGCTGTCGCTGACACTCCAAGAACAGGCGGGCGTCTGCTTCGATTACGGCTTGTAGCTATGGACGTACAAAGAATAGAACTCGAAGCCGACCGAATCGTCGCCGAAGAACTCGACCGGGCACGGCAGAAGATCATCGAGAACCACGTCGCCGCGGGACAACAGACGACGGGCGCAACCGCCGACAGCATCACGATAGCTGTAACGACCAACGGCGGCGTAACCACGGGAACGATGGACGCCCGCCCATATTTTGCAGCACTTGAAACCGGTACGCAGCCGTGGCTGTCACAGCATTTTCGCCGACGCCGCGACGGGTCGGTCTATCCGTCCGCCCCGAAATGGTTTATCGACATCATCGCGGACTGGGCCGCAGCAAAGGGTGTAGATATTTCAGCGTGGGGAGCAGCGACCAAAATAATGACGGAGGGGTCGGCCCTATTCCGTAACGGCGGCCGCGAAGACATCTTTACGCCCGAAATAGCGGCCCTATCCGACCGCATCGCCGACAGGCTGGCAGGGCTTTTCGATGCGCAAATCGTCGAATCAATTTTAAGATCGTAACCAATATGAGAACAGCAACAACAGCAGGGATTACAATGCACTATCCGAATGCGACGCACTTTGCGTTCATTCCAGCCATTGTGCGGTTTACGCTGGCCACATCCAGCAATATAACAGGATTTCGGTTGATCATAACCTCGGACAATGGAGAAATCGGCATAAAAGACGAGCGATCAGTATTCAACGGGCAATGCGCGTTCGATATACAGCGAGCGTTGCAAATGCTTTTTGCCGAGGTCGAACATAGCCACATCGGATATGACGAAGCTTTTACCGATTCTCCGCTTAAAGCGACGGCACAAGTAGCCGTCTACACGCTTACGGCATCCGTTATGACAGCATACACGGTATTCAGTATAGACGCTATATGGGGAACAATATCCGCCCGCGAATCATCCGGCGGCATCATGCGTCGCAAATGGTTCGTCCGCTATCCGTTTACGGTTGATGTCTTCGCCAAGAACGGAACATCGTTCGACGTGCTGATCGACGGTAAACAGTCCGACATCATGTTTTACAACCACAACGAGGACACGGAAGGTGCGACCCCATACCACCGCTACCTGCTGAATCCGGCAAGAGTGATCGACCCCTCGACCGTCGCCCGTTCGGTGCATATCGCCGTACCGCATAGCCTCGTGCTAAAAAACGACGAGGAGGCTGTCGGCATGGTCGGTTATACGCTCGACATAGACCGGAGCACAAACGGCGTCTATCTGCGTTGGATAGACCAACAGGGACGCTATTGTTACTACCTGTTCAAGGAGATCGGCAGCGCATCGACCGTTTCGGCATCTTCGACGTGGGAGCGTAACGATATGAATGTCCCGACCGCTTACATCGACGGCGTGAATATCGAAACGTCAGTCCGGCAAAGCCTATCCCGGAAAAAGACTCGTTCGCTGGGGGCAAAGCTGGTCGATTCCGAAACGTATGATTTCCTGCTCACACTCGCGCAGTCGGTCGTCGTGGACGTCTTCGACGGGTACGACGCCAACGACGCGCCGCTGTGGCATCGCGTCAATATCGTTGCTGGCAGCTACGAGAAGACGACGAAACATTACCAAGATTTTATTTTCTTGATCGAGGAACCTGCGCAGAGCGCACAAATGCTGTAACCATGACCGACGAATTATACATCAACGAAGAGCGTGTCGATATGTACCCGGATACATCGACAACACTCAATTTCAAGTCAAACTTTTTCGGCGACTTGTCGAAAATCACGTCATCGAATTCGCTGACGATCAAATTGCCGAGAACTCCGCGCAATCGCCGCATACTGGAGAATGCAACAGCACCCTCCGTTCTGACTTCATTTCCATATAAACAACACCCCGCGGCTTATTACCGCGAGGGCGTCGGCATTGTTCGAGTGGCGTATGCCGTCATGCTTACCGCATCATCAAGCGACTACGAAATCGCCCTATATTGGGGCGTCATGGCGAATTTCAAGTCATGGGTAGACACCGGAGCATCACTGCGCGACCTGCCAGATGATTATTCGCTCCCGTGGAATGCGTCACAATCTACCTCCGCTATCAAAGATACCGAAACATATTTTTACGCAGCATATGACTGTGGCGTTACGTTGACAGATGCCAACAAACAATTGGTGAATATCCACCCGTCTGCTAACGTATCATGGGTACTTTCGCTTATCAGCGAACAGGCGGGCATCGAATTCGAATTCCCCGATAACCTATCGAAAGAATTAGCAACACTCGCTATCCCGTGCCTCGACGACAACGCAAGTGCTGCATCATGGATTGCGGAAGGACTTACAGCATCAAAAATATATCTGTTCCAACAGTCCGGGGCAGCATACGATGGAAACATTCGGGTTTACCCCTCATCGGCCAGCGACCCGCATGGGTTATTCGACTACAATACGCAAGTGTACGGGAGCGGCGATACCGACCGTATTACATTCAAATTCCAAATGCTCCACAATGCGTCGATCTTCACGCCGTCAACCGCGGTGCTGAATATGATCCTGCTTAAAGACGGGGAGCAAGTGGCGACGAAGCAATGGAAAGGGGCACAATCCGGGCAGTATTTCACAATCGCCGTAGACGAAGAGATTGACATGACGGATTACGATGGATTTCACCTGCTGTTCACAGGTTGCGTCGATAAGGCTGTAGATGGAACCGTAAGCGGTGTTCTGCAAGTACTTCCGCATTTCAACACGCTGACCTATCCGTCCGTCTTTCCGATAATTCCGAACCTGCCGGACATCAAACAGATAGACTTTATCAAAGCGCTTTGCGCAATATTCGGCTTATTCGCCATGCAAAGCACCGACGATACGAACAAAATTCGGTTTGTGTCTATCAACGAATTAATGGCCAACAAAGCCGCCGCCCTTGATTGGTCGTCGTATCTCACGCGCTCGAATGACGATGAACCGAAAAGCATTGCGCACAGTATCGAGAATTTTGCACAGCGAAACAAATTGAACTACAAGGATGACGACACCGTGCATACGGACGCGAACGGAATTCTTTACGTCGATAATGAAACAATTGAACGGGAGCGTGACATCTTAACTTTGCCGTTTGCAGCAAGCGACGGGAATAAAATCCTGCACTACATCCTATCCAACGACGGCACATCCGTCGAAGCGGAAAAAGTCGAAGCACGGATAATGAAGATCGTATCATCGTCTGGCGGCGCAGCTCTCAACTTCAACGGATTGGATTTCAACAACCTTATCAACAAATATTACGACAGCTACATGCAAGTTATAAATAACGCCGTCGTCATTAAGGAAGATATACGGCTGGATAACTATGCGATTCGGGATATAAACTACCTGTTGCCGATTTATTTGCGGCAATACGGGCAATATTTCGCCATCAAACAGTTATCGGCAAAGAGCGGTAGTGTAGAGGCGGAACTTATTAAGCTACCACATTCCACGGGACGCATCACAAATTCCATAAGCGTCGAAACGTACATCGCAGGGGTTGGCCCATATTTGCGGATTAAAGCACAGCAGGCTGTCGCATCTGATGTTACAGCCATCGTTCAATATACGAACAGCTACGGATATACGGGCACGGTAACACTGGTAATATCCGCCGGACGGCTAACATCGAATACGGGAGCACAGGCTGTAACAGAGGCGCAAATATTATCCATCACCCCGGAATATGACGACACGTATAGCTACATCATCACATAACAAACCACGGAAAACGCATAACAAATGGCAGAAAACACAACAGTCTGTGTTAGATAAGGCTTAAAATCCCCACCACGGAAAAATGGGTTTAGGTTTCGACGTCTTTACGCCCGGCCCCTTATTATCGGATGCGCCTACAAATATGGCCAGCATGATAAAATCCCACGTAATGAGAAACGGGAGGACATCCAAATCGAACGCGCGGGCGCAATAGATCGGAAGCACGACAACCCCCACAACCAAAAGGCTGAATTTAACAAGCGCCTTGAAAACGATATGCAAAGCCCGCTTCATACTGCGAATATACAAAAACAAACTGACATTATACAAAAAAACTTAAAAATCATGGCAGAAAACACAACAACCCGCGTCGTCGAGGTGCAAGTAAATACGAGCGACGCAATAAAATTAATGGCCGAGTACCAACTGCAACTGGAAGAATCCCAAAAGGCGGAAAAGGAGTTAAGAGCCGAAATCAAAGAGCGCGAAAAGGCGATGGGAGACGCTGGAAAAGCGACGGATGGAGACCGGCGACAGTTGGCCGCGTTGAAAGAGCAGCAGAAAGCCTATTCGGCGCAAATTCGGGAATTAAGCCGCGAGGTGCAAAACAACATCAAATCCGAACAGTTGTATAAAGACACCCTAAAAGGGCTGGGTGCCGAACTTTCGAGCGCCAAAGACAAGCTGCGACAGATGCAGATGGGCACAGCCGAATACGCCAAACAGGAAAAGCACGTCGCTGCTTTGAACGAGCGAATGAAAGAAGCAGAACAGGCATACGGCGTCTTTTCCCGTAATGTCGGCAATTATCCCGACGTAAGCCCACTCAATACCCAGTTGGAAGAAATAACCAAGACGTTGGCACAAATGAAATACGAGGGGCAGGATACGTCCGAAGAATTCAACAATCTACTATTGAAAGCGTCGCAAATGCGCGATGCAATAGACGACACGCAAAAACAAATCGCCGCAGGGGCATCCGACACTGCACCGTTAGATGGGCTGCTTCAATCGGCGCAAGGTTTAGCCGGAGCGTGGGGGTTATGGAATTCAGCAATCGGTGCAAATATCGAAGAAAACAGCGAATCGGCCGAAATGATGAAGAACCTGCAAGTCGCAATGACCGCTCTCGCCAGTATAACAGCCGTGATGAATAGCCTACAAAAACAATCTGCAATGATGATGGGAATACGTAATATTCAAGTAGTAGCACAAACCACGGCGATCAAACTAAATACCGCTGCACAGTCGCAAAATATCGTCATTCAAAAAGCTGCAATCATTTCGCAAAAAGCACTTAATGCAGTCGCTATGGCTAACCCCTACATCCTACTCGCTGCTGCAGTAATATCGGTTGTAGGAGCGCTGGCCCTATTCGCATCCGGTTCCTCAAAAAGCAAACAACAACTTGCCGAGTTTAACAACGAAGCCCAAAAGACCGATCGAATATTAAAACAGATGGTGTCAGACAACGATTTCGACGTCCGTCTCGCAGAAGCTGCCGGAAAGTCAGGGCGTGAACTCCTCGATATGCGGCAGGAAAACGCCAAAGAGGAACTTGCCGTACTCGACGATTCGTTCGAAAAAATGTCAGCCCTGTATAATTCAGCCAACAAGAAGACCCGCAAAAAAATGCAGGAAGCATACGACAAACTCGTCGAAGATAGACGGGCTGCATGGGATAAATTGAAAGCCATTAATGACGAAATCACGATCGAAGAGGTCAAGAGTGCAACCGAGACCGAAAAGAAGAAAGCCGAAATCCGTAAAGAATATGCCGACAAGCGCGCCCAAGCATTAAAAACCGAACTTACCGACATTCGCACCGCTCTCGATGCTAAAATAGCCTTGATGGCCGACGGGGCAGCAAAAGACCTCGCTACGGAGAACGAACGCCACAAGCGCAAAATCGAGGATTTGAAGAAGCGGTTGGAGACCGAAAAGAATCTGACGGAAGCATCCCGCACCGCAATCAACCGGATGATCGAAACCGAAGAGCAACAGCACGAATTGAACGTCGCAAAACTCAAATCCGCGTCCGATCTTGAGCGCATCAACAAGGAGCAGCAGAATATCGCCCTGCGGCTGGCCGCCGTCAAAAAAGGGACGGATGAAGAATTCGCCCTTAAAATGGAGGCGTTGAACGCACAGCAGGAAGCCGAACTTGCCGGCGTCGAGTTGTCGGAGCAGCAGAAAGCGTTGATTGTCGAAAAATACAACGCCGAACGCGACACGATTGCGGACGAGTGGACAAACACGAATATTCAAAAGCAGGTGGACGCCGTAAAGCTCGAATGGGACAATAAAATCGCGGAAGCAAGATTGCGAGGTGCTGATGAAATGGCCCTACTGCAAATGCAAGCCGAAGCTAAAAAAGCATATCGAGATTCATTGCAACAAATGGAAGGTGAAAGCGATGCCGAATATAAAGCACGCACCCTCGCCGCAGATCAAGACTGGGAGAATGCAAAAACCGCCATCACGGAACATGCAGAGGCAAATAGGCTTGCAATTAAGGAAACCTACCAAAACGCCATGTCAAACCTCCAAGACGCAGCAGTTGGCCTACTCGAAGAGTTAGGCGAAGAAAATAAGGCTTTCGCCGTTTTGAGCAAGACACTTGCATTGGCCGAGATCGCCATCAACACCGGAAAGGCTATCGCAGCGGGTACGGCGCAGGCTCAAAGCGTCCCATTCCCCGGCAACCTTATCGCAATCGCTACGACTGTTGCGACGATCATGGCGAATATCACATCGGCGATTAAAACCGTCAAATCGGCAAAATTCTCGACGGGCGGTTATGTGTCCGGGCCGGGAACGTCGACAAGCGACAGTATACCCGCCATGCTGTCGGACGGCGAATCGGTAAACGCAGCCTTGCCGACATCTATGTTTGCCCCGATCTACTCGGCACTAAACCAGCTCGGAGGCGGTGCGCCGATAGTCGCCGCACAGTCGAGCAATCAGATCGCAGGCGAAGATATGCTTGCCCGCGCATTCGCAAAGGGGGTTTCGCAACTCGACATGCGCGTCGGAGTGGATGAAATAACCCGCGTATCTGACCGGGTGAAAGTGGTCGAATCATTAGGCGATTTGTAGCTATGAAAGTACACGAAATTTTACAACAGAACGCCGATCTGCTCCGGGCGCTCGCTCGCGCAGGCGCGGCTATTGAAGATGTCCGCTACATCCCTCTGTGGAGCGACTACGAACGGCTTCGCCGCGACGGGTTCAAAGTAGCGTATATCGTCGCCTACCTGTGCGACATCTACGAGGTCAGCGAACGCACCGTCTATCGCATTATCCGACGATTCGGCCGCGACGTCAATACGAGCCGCTGACACGGCGTGTCAGTTGATTGTGCCTCAAAGCGTGTATTTACTACACGCTTTTTGTTTAGCTTTGTTTCGTAAAATCAAATCTATGGCAACTCTCAAACTCTACAATCCGATTCTTTCCGAAGCGACAAAAGAATGCTACTGGTTCTGCGACGAGGCCGGAACGAGTTTCAAGGACGTGGACGAATTCATCAACGGCATCCCGGCAGGCGACGATAATATCGAATTACTATTGCACTGCGACGGCGGCGAGGTAAACGAGGGCTGGGCCATCGTCGACAAGCTGCGGAGCACGGGCAAGAAGATAACCGCGACCATCGAGGGGAATTGCGCGTCGATGGCTACCGTCGTTTTGCTGGCCGCCTCCGAACGCCGGGCATATCCGCACGCCTCGCTACTCATTCATAAACCCTACTATCCCGAATACACGCTGGCCGATGCGTACCGCGCCGATGATCTCGAATCGCTGGCCGCCTCATTACGGGACGACGAGCAGAAGATGCTCGATTTCTACGTCGAGCGAACCGGAGCGGATCGCGCGGAACTCGAAGCGCTTATGAACGAAGACAAGTTTATCGGGATGGAGCGAGCAAAGGAACTCGGATTCATTCAGACGATTATCCCCGCAGCGTCGGCATCGGCAGGCGGCCCGAACAGCGCGAAATCGGCTGCGTGGAAGCAGCAAAATTCAATAACCAACAATCAAAATTCTATGGCAACAAAAACCACGAAAAGCGAAGACAAAAGCGTGCTTCGCAAAGCCCTCGCAGCGCTGGCCGTTGCGCTGGGACTGGAAGCCCCGCAGCCCGTCAATTACGAGCTGAACACCGAATCGGGCGACACGATCACGATTGACAAGCCGGACGGCGAAGACCCCGCCGTCGGCGACAGCGCGTCGCCGGACGGAGAGCACAAGATGCCCGACGGCAAAACAATCGTTATCGAGGACGGCAAAATCACGGAAATCCGCGACGCCGAGGATGATGGCGACGGAGGGGGCGATGATGGCGACGGAAGCGACCCCGATTCCGATGCGCTGGCCACGGCTAACGCACGTATCGCCGAACTCGAAACCGAACTGGCCGACGCCCGCAAAAACGCGAAAACGACCGACGAGAAGCGCATCCTGAACCTCGTCGCCATCGCAGGCGGCGAAGCATGGCTTGTCAAGGCCAAGTCCGACTACAAGCCCGCCGCACGCCAGAACGCGGCCACGGCCACGGCCACGGCCACAGGCGAGAGCAAGAAGAACGCGGCAAAACCGCAGTCGCGCGTCCAGCAGCGCATTGCCGAACTCGAAGCGGCACATCAGAAAACGGAGTAAATCACAAACAACACCAATTCAATTATGGCAAGCACAGGACTTAACTTTGCGAATCTGACCCCCGACAACGGGGCCATCAAAGACCTCAAGCGTCTGATCTTCCTTGCGGTCACCGACCCCGAATCGCTCGGAAAGATTTTCAACTTCCTGCCGAAGCAGAAGCACGGCGAAAAAGTCGGTTTCGTCGGCGAATTCGGAATGGTCGGCAAAGCCTCGCAGGGCTGTAATCCGACGTTCGGAACCAGCATCCTCGCAACGACCGAAAAAGAGTGGGACATCCGCGAATGGGAGGTCGCCGAGAAAATCTGCTACAAGGATTTGGAGGGCACGGTCGCGCAGGTCGCCATGCGCACCAAGACGAACATCGCCGACCTCACGGGCACGGAGTATACCGACTATATCCTTGCGCCCCGGCTCGAACTCGCCATCCGCAAGATGCTGATGCGTTACGCATGGTTCGGCGACAAGGCAGCCGATACGGTCACAGACGGCGGCAACCTGCTCGATTCCATCGACCCGGCGTATTTTACCCTCGTCGACGGTTTCTGGAAGCGTCTGTTTACGCTGGCCGCCGCAACGCCCGACCGTCGCACCACATGCGCAGCCAACGCCGCCGCGACGTTCGCCGAACAGAAAACCGCCATGCGTCAGAATTATGCTGCCGTCGATTTCCTCGACGCGCTGATCTCCGACGCCTCGACGGTTCTGCGGCAGGCCAACGGTCAGCTCATCTACATCACGCAAGCGCTGAAAGACGCGCTGGACGCCGACCTCAAACGAAACAACAAAGGTTCGGAATTGCAGTGGACGGCGCTGTTCGACGGCATCACGGAAACGAACTACAACGGCGTGCAGATGATCGCCATCCCGTTCCTCGACGAGATCATCAAAGGCTGCGAAACCGTCAGCGGCGGCAAGGCGTGGAACAAGCCTTATCGCGCGCTCTACACGATCAAAGACGACCTGCTCGTCGGCATGGAGAGCGAAAGCGAGGTCGCCGACATTCAGGTATGGTTCAACAAGGACGAGCAGATGAACAAGATTCTGTCGAAAGACAAAATCGGAACGCTGATCGCCGACGACAACCTCGTACAGGTAGGTTTCTAACCCTCAAAACTCGATTACACTATGAATTGCGATAGCTTCATCAAGGCGAAAATCGAAAAAAACTGTGCGGAACCGATTACGCGGGGCGTTGAGCGCACCGCGTGGATCGGGAACCGGGCACAACTCGACATCGCCAATCTCGAATTCGTCGAGGGTTCGACGAATCAAGTGCTGAATCTGCCGCTTATCAAAGGCGCGCAGTTGTACCCGATCATTCAGTACGGCACAAAACCGTTCGAGGGGCTGAAAACCGATCTTGACGGCAGCGGCAAGCTGGGTGGCACGGCTTCGACCGAATTTCCGTTCATCGTACCCGACAACAGCCCGGCGGTTTGTGAGAATATCATCGACCCGCTGCTCGACGGAGAGTTTTTCGTCATTTGGCAGAACCGACACAAGAACCTGCGGGCCACGAACGAAGCGGAGCGCGGAGCGTCGGCATACCAAATCGCCGGACTTTTCAACGGCCTCACGCTGTCGTCCGGGTCGTGCGAGAAATACAGCGACGACACCCTGTCGGGCTGGGCTATTACGCTCAAAGAGGAGAAAGCACCCCGTTCGGCGATGTTCCTCAACGCGGGCTCGCTCGCAGCCACCGAGGCACTCATCAAAACGATGCTCACCCCCTCGGCGACGGAGTAATGCACTATGACCGTCGACGAGGTAAAAATCCTGCTTTCGGACTTGAATAGGGGTTACAATACCCCCTATTCGAGCGCCGAACAGGCGACTATCGAAAGACTTTATTACGAGGTCTTGGGAAAGCGTTTGAGCGGCTGCCGATGTCCCGACAGGTGGCACGACGCCGTGCTCGAAATCAACTCGTACATCAAAAAACACGGAAAAATGAAAGAGAAATCGAATTACAAACTGCGTGCAGGGGTTATTCTGCAAATCGCAGGGTCTTCGGAAATTTACACGAACGACAATCTGACCGACGAAGTAGCCGCGGCGTTCCTCAAAGAGCACCCGAACGCTGCCGGGCGTTTCGAAGTTATCCCTACGGCGAAAAAGGATGCCGCAGCACCGAAAGCTGGCGGGGATTCGTCGGAACTCGAAGCGGCACACACCCGTATCGCCATCCTCGAATCCGAGAAAGCGGAACTCGAAAGCCGTTGCGCCGCATTGCAGGCCCGAATCGACGCCGCGGCGGCCACCGAAACGGCGGCCACCGACGACGAGAAGCCCAGCAGCGATGATACCGGAGCCGAAAGCGCTGACGAAGCCGACGAGCGGCCCGCCGGGAACAACGGCAATACTGCCAATGACGCTCTCCGGCAGGCTATCGCCGCCGAACTCGTGGCCGGAAAGTCGAAAACGGCCATCAAGCAGGAGTTGGCGGGTAAGGAGATCGGCGGCGTGAAGCTCACACACCGCCTTATTTCCGACTACATCGAGAAGATCACCGCAGAGGAGTAACCACCCATGAACGTAAAGCACACAAAGAAGCCCGAAACGCGTGTAGACGTTAAATACCTGTCGTCGTTGGGTATCAAAACCTACGGCGACAATAACCTATACCCGCAAACGGTGCGCGATATTGTCGATTCGTCGCCCACAGGTCGCACCTGTGTTGAGCGGCGTTCAACATATATCGAGGGAAACGGCCTCGCGTCGCAAGCGTTGGCCGAAACCGTGTGCGACACGCGAGGGAATACGGTAGACGACGTTCATCACTTGTGCGCCGACGATGTAGCTTACCAAGACGGCCTTGCCCTGCACGTCAATTACAATATTCTCGGACAGATCGTGTCGATGGCGCACGTTCCGTTCGAGAATTGCCGCCTTGAAGAGGAAGACGACGACGGCATTATAAGCCATATCGTCGTACATCCCGATTGGCGGGGTAAAAAGACGCGCGGCGGTAAGGCTGTAAAGGTAACCATCGAAACAATCGAGGTGTTCCCGGTCTTCAATCCGTTACCCGACGTCGTGCAGTTGCAGATACAGGCCGCGGGCGGAATCGAATTCTACAAGGGTCAGATTCTCTACATTTCACGCGCCGGGCGAAATGCCTATCCCCTGCCGTTGGTCGACGTCGTATTGACCGACATGTCGACGGACGAGGGGCTTTCGAATGTCAACAACCGAAACGTCCGAAATAATTTCCTCACGGCGGGTATGCTCATCACGAAGCGCGGACAAGGCAGCAGCACGGTCGACGGCGACAAAGACGGCGTATCGTCCGACGACGGATTTACGGAGGAATTCGAAAAACTGCAAGGCGATACGAATTCGCTTAAAATCATGCAGGTTGAGATTGAAACCGACGAGGATAAGCCCGAATTCGTACCGTTCAAAACGAACAACTACGACAAAGAGTTTACGGCCACAACGAAAGCTGTAACCGATAACATCTATGCGGCGCTCAACCAAGAAACGTTTGGAAGATTACGCAGCGGCAGCATCGGGTTCACAGGCGACCTTGCGAACGACGTGAAGCGCGAATACTGCGAGCAGGTAGCAAAGCAACAACGGATGTTGTCGCGTGCGTATCAAGCCATTTTCAGCCATTGGGAACCGAACACGATTCCGTACACCGGAGCGGGCGATGCTGCCATCGAGCCGCTCGTAAAATCCATTGCCAACGATGCGACATCTGATTGAACCGCGCGACGTCGATAAATACGCCCGCCCCTGCGACATGGACGACGAGATTATCGCCCGCGCCATCGAAGAGGCCGAATTACTCGACATCAAACCGAAGCTGGGCGACGAACTGTTCATGCGATTGCTTACACATGTGCAATTCGCCGTACTCATTAACGGCGGCGAATATACCGACGAATGTAGGAATCGGCGGCATTTCGTCGGCTTGCGCCGGGCGCTGGCCTACTACGTTTGGGCGCGCCTCGTCAAAACGAGTGTAAACCATTTGACACGCTTCGGCTTCGTGCAGAAGCGCGACGAGTATTCACAGGCGACCGAATACCGCGAGCGGCAAACGGCGTACAACGACGCTTTCGCCATCGCTGACGGTTATATGAAAGAGTGCCTTGCCTACATCCAAGCAAAGCCGGAAATTTTCGCTGATTATACGCTCAAGGGGAAAGTCAAGGCCAATCGAACGAAATTCAAAATTTTAGGCAATTAACTATGTATGACATCAAATTAGGGCAGGGATGCGGCATCAAAGCCACGATGTTGACCCCGACAGGCGGCGTCTGCGATCTGCGCCGGGCGCGGTATATCGCGGCATCGCTCGTGCTGCCGTCCGGTGCAACCATGAACTGCGAGGACATCGCGTTTAACGAGGTCACGAACGGCGTCTATGTCCGCCTGCTCGGAACCCGCGAACTGACTACCACGGGACAATACGGCATCGTCTTCAATGTCAAACTGGAAGACAAGACGATGTATTCGACGCCCGTTGTGTGGTTCGCAGAGGTCAAAGAGGACGCCCCGACGGGCTATCACGAACTGACGCTATCGCTGTCGCTTACCGTCGTAAATTTCCCGGATAATGTTTCCTATACGGGAGCGTCGCCAAAGATCGGCGACAAAAATACGTGGCTGGTCTACGACGATGATCTCAACGCGTATGTCGATACGGGTATCGAGGTCGGATATGCGAACCTGCTGTCCCGCTATGACAGTAAGTTTGCCGAAATCGTTGTCCCGTGTACCGAGGCAACCAACGCGGCCGCAGCAGCGACGGTCGCCGCAAACAACGCAGCCGCAGCAGCCAATAGCGCGGCAGGAAGCGCATCGACGGCGACAGCCGCAGCGAATACGGCCGCAGGCAAGGCAAACACCGCAACGACGGCCGCAAATAACGCAGCAACGGCGGCCAACACAGCCGCGGGTAAGGCAAACGAGGCGGCGACAGCAGCAAATAATGCAGCGGAATCCGCGCAGCGCGTCGTCGACACCTATGACGACGTTATCAATACGCTCGCGCACTCCGACTGCACCCTCGACGAACGGGTCGAGGCGCTCGAAAGGGCGCTTATATCCGTTTTGTCGGGTGCTGTCGTGATTCCCAAATTGCAGGTCAAGGAGCTGAACGTATGGGGTGATAACAACCTTGCACCCGTCGGCAACGGCGCACCGACGAAAGCCCCGGACAGGGCCGGGCAGTTCTACATCGACAAGACCGCCCGCACACTCTATTTCTCAACGGGGAATGCGGCCGTGTCCGACTGGAAAATTCAATAACGCAAACGGAATATGGCACAGGTTAACAAATACGCAGATCGGGCCGCTTATACGGCCGACACGAAACGTCTTTCGACGAAATCGGCCGTTTCGTTCATCGAAAATGAGACGACAACGATTTACGACGGTGTGAATACCGTCGTCGGAAAATCGGCTGCCGCCATCGGCGATCTCGCCGTTTTCGATAAAACGGACGGGGTTATCAAATACATCAAAAGCGCAACGATTGCCAAGGCGCAGATTCCAGCAAACCTTGTACCGCTGGCCGTCGTCTATGCGCGACAAGGTGAACAGCTATTGATCGTATCGCTCGACCATGTTTCGGGCAGCATCCGCTGGGCACATACCTACGAGGTTGCATTGTCGGGTTTCGATCTCGCTGCGGGCGGCACAATCGTGTTGAAGC